AGACTGGCCGCAACAAATGTCCTAGCGTGCCGAGGACGAAAGATAGTGATGGCAATCATGTCATCAAAATTCAACCTCAACGATGTTTAACGACATCACAAAGCACAAAACTCAAATAAAATACTATTATGGCAAACGATTGTATTGACTTGTCTGCGGTCCAAAATTTCGCCGCAAAAGACACAAACCGAATCGTAGGACAGATTGGCAAGGTTCTTGCTCGCAAATCTCCCTACATTAACGTCCTCAAGGGTGGCACGATTCCGAATGTTTCGGATGTTGTTCGCTCTGTTGTTCAAGAACGCGCAGTGATGCAGTCCAGTCTCGCAACTCCAACATTCACGAATGATGTTGAGCTCTGTGGAATTGGAGCAAATGCTGATGAAGTCGGTTCAACCGAATACCAATACCAACTGCAGTCTCTGCGTGGTCGTGGTCCTCGTGTTTGCGTCAAGACCTCACGCACAGCATTCAAGGGTGCATACCTCCAAGCCCAAATGGCTTTGGAAAAAGGCATCCTTCAAATCATGAACAGTGATATCCGTTCGACTCTTCTGAATCGTTCTGGTGTCAAGTTCTTGGCTAAAAAAGGTCTTTCCTTTGACACTCTTGTCACTGGAGAGTCTCAAGCCATCGACACGAAATTCTACAATGCGCTTCCTGATGCGCAGATGAATTTCAAAACTCTCTACAAGTTGGGATCGCTTTTGCGCGAAGACCTCCTTGCTGAGCCATTCAGCACTTCTGCTGGCGACTACTTCATGGTGATTGCTTCCATCGATCAAATCGAGGCTTTCCGCAATGATGCTGATGTCAAAGAAGACCTCAACTATGTCACAGCTGGTTCATTCAAGCTTGGCAACGAGGCTCTGACTGGTTATCAGTTCCAGGGATATCGTGGCTTTGCTCTCGGAATCGACTCACAACCTCTGCGCTTCAATACTTTTAATGCGCAAGGTCGCCCAGTCCTGATCGAGCCAGAAATCGGCGTCACTGTTACCAATGGTAAAGGTGCACGTCGCAATCCTGCTTGGATCAATGCGAACTACGAGATTGGTTTCGTGGTCGGTGGAGACAGCTTTGCTCGTCTCACTCCAGAGCGTTTCAGTGGCGAGGGAACATTCAAGTTCGCGCCACAACTCTCAATGGGTGAGCTTGAGTGGGTTGCTCAGCGCGATAACGATTGCAACTTGTTCCTTGATTTCGGTCAACACATCTACCAGATCAGCCGTGCCTATCAGCCGATCCGCCCACATGCTGTTGTTCCGTTTGCTTACAAGCGTTGCACTTTTGCCACAGGTCTTGAGAACTGTGTCGGAAGTTCTTCCACAGGTCTGTAATCTCTGAATCAAATTGGCCATGGAGAGTTTAATTCTCTCCATGGCCATAATTATATATCCCTATGAGCGCAATCGACACTGCTGAATTTCGCAAACTTACACTGCTTGCTGCAGGTATTGATCCAACTGAGATCCCTCCAATTTTGGACACTGCTGAATGGCGTCGTTTGCTCATTGTAGCCATTGAACAAGCTACTGCTGGTGGGGGAGGTGGCGCAGTAAGTTCTGTTAACACAAAGACTGGCGCAGTTGTTTTGAATTCTGCGGATGTTAATGCCGTTAATTTATCTGCATTTCTTTTATCACAAGGAGTTTCTTTAACTGAATTAGAAACTATCCCAAGGAGCGGGAGCATTGTTCAGACTGTAAATTTTACTTCCGCATCTGGCTTCTTTACCATGTTTACGCCATTGGTAAATATGTTGATTTCTAATTTAGGATTCTTTATTTCTTCTACAGCAACAGGAACTTCTTGGCAAGCTGGAATTTATCAATGGAATGATGCTACTCTTACTGCAACCCCATTGAGACTTACTCCAAATGATCCGTCATTTTTAAATTCAACAGCAGCAGGAGCGACAGAATTCAGGACAAGATTATTAAGTTCATCTGTATCATTAATAGCAGGAACAAGATACGCAATCGGAGTCAGAGGTAGTGCTGCTTTTGGATCAGTCTTAGTTGGTGGTTTAGCAACAGTTACAGGCACAGCTGGAACAATAGTATCGTCATCCCCAGTAATGGCTTTAATGTACGAACCTTCAACACTTCCTACCACACCAACTGTTTTAAGCAGATCACCTTTGCCAGCAGGAAGAATTTACACAAAAATGACTTGATTATGAATGACCCAATAAAAGTTAAATTTGTTGATGTTGGTATTGTAAATGGATTTCGCACAATTGAAGTTTACAATGCAGATACAGAAGAAAAAATTGGTTTTAATCAATTTATTGAAGAAAATTTAAATTCAACTAATCAAGAAGAAGTTGAGTAAATAAGATGCCACTTTCTGCATCGATAACTGGATCTGAAGATATAACGAAAATTGACTTCGGGTCTTTTTCCCAGTCGATCAATAGCTTTGTTTATATTTCTGAATTCCCAAAGTTGGTAGAATTGACGCTCAGAAACACAAATCTTATAACATTCATAGATGGTTTTGCTGGCCAAAGGTTGAATTTGTCCAACAAAACCTCCCAGCCAATACTTTTAATTGCTGGAAATGCGTCTGACTGCTCAATAACACAACCAGTTGTTGGCTTAGGTGGGATTAAAAAGCTCGGAACAGGCAAATTATCACTCAAAGGAGTAAACTTATACTCTGGAGCAACAGAAATAACAGAAGGTGTCTTTGAAATTGAGACAGGTGTGCTTGGAAATGGGAATTATGCTGGCAATGTAATCAACAATTCTCAGTTTTCCATAATATCTCCAACAGCACAGACGATTTCTGGCATAATTTCTGGCACAGGGCCAGTTAATATTGCAGGACTTGTTACATTTTCAAATGACAACACATATTCTGGAGCAACATCAATAATTGCTGGAGGGATTCTGTCAATATCGAGACAAACTTCAGGATCACTTTCAACTGCATCAATATCGAATGCTGGAATTCTTGATTTTGCAGGGACAGCTACGATCACAGTTCCAATTAACATTTCAGGTTCTGGCGAAATAACAAAAAATGGAACCTCGCTTGTTATTTTTTCTGGGACGAATTCATATACTGGAAAAACAACTTTGAGTGCAGGAATTGCATTGTTTTCAAAATTGGTTGCTCTTTACTCAGGTGTTCCTGCAAACTGGACAAAGGATAAAATAATCGTAAATTCAGGAGGAACTTTTGCAATCAATGTCGGAGGAACAGGACAATTTGCAACATCTGATATTGCTCCTATTTTGCTTTTGATGTCGTCAATAACAAACAATGGCTTTAAAGCAGGGTCAGCTATTGCTTTTGATACGACAAATGCAGCAGGGTCAACTTTTACGATTTCCGATGTAATTCCTGATTCAACAGGAACAGGATCTGGCACTATTGGCGTTGCGAAAATTGGAACAAATAAACTTGTTCTGTCTGGAACAAACACATTCACAGGACAACTTCGTGTTGCCAGTGGCATCATTTCTGTTGGAAATTTTAATGATGAAGGTGTTGCAGGTCCACTTGGTGCAGGAATTTCTCCAATAAGTGTCGGGACAACATCTGAGTCAACTTTAATTTACACAGGAGCAGCAACAACATCTTCGAAGAAGATACTTTTAGGAGTTGCTGGTGGAATAATTGAAATAACAAATGCAATAACACTAGCACTGTCTGGAATTATTTCTGGAGCTGGCACAATAAAAAAGACAGGTGTTGGAACACTTCAATTAAGTGCAGCAAATACATTTTCTGGAAATCTCACAATATCTGCAGGTGTAATACAAGCTACAAACTCTTCATCTCTTGGAATTGCACCTTCCCAGACAATAATATTGGTTGGTGCTGCTCTTGAAATTTTAAATGGCATAACTATAGCAAATAACATAGTTGCAGATGGATCTGGAATTGCAAATGCAGGCGTTATTCGTAATATTTCAGGAATAAACAATATCCAAGGAGCAATTGCTCTAGGATCATCTTCAAGAATGACAATTACTGCTGGAACATTAAATATCCTTGGCAATGTATCAAATCCAGCATCTTTGTTCATTCGGACAGAGGCCTCTGGATTTACGAATTTCTCAGGAGTAATTTCTGGAACAGGAACATTGACTCTTGTTAGTGGAAATTTGAATTTGACAAATGCAAATACATTTTCTGGACAATTGACAATTCAGTCTGGAAATTGCACAATATCATCAATTGCAGACTTGTCCGTTCCTTCCTCTGTTGGTGCATCTTCACTTCCGTTAGCTTTTGGAAATTCTGATGGATCAACTGCAACTCTTATTTATATTGGTGAAGCAGCAAATTCAAATAGGACATTTCAAATTGGAAGAAATTCAGCACCTCCAGCAGCAACAGACACAGTTGGTGGAACAATTTCTGCCAGTGGCTCTGGAAAATTAACACTCAATGGCACAAATTTCAATTCGCAAACAAATGCAACATCAGGAGTTGGGGCAAATAGAACTCTTACACTTGCAGGAACAGGAACAGGAGAAATAGCAGGAGTTATAAGAGACAACTTGGTGACAGCTCCAGCAACAGGAACTGCAACTTTGTCAATTCTAAAAAATGAAACAGGAACCTGGACTCTTTCTGGAGCCAACACATTTACAGGATCAACAACAATATCATCTGGCACTCTTGAAATAAAAAGTGCAGCAGCACTTGGCTCGGTGGCAGTAGCAACAACTGTCGCTTCAGGATCAACACTCGCAATTTCAAACAACATCACTTTAGCAGCAGAGCCAATAACAATCTCTGGAGATGGCTATTTGGCCAGTGGTGCAATAAATAATCTTTCTGGAAATAACACACTTTCTGGAGCAATAACACTTGCTGCCAATTCAAAGATATCAACATCTTCTGGAACTCTAACAATCACAGGAGCTATTGGTGGTGCAACAAGAACACTTACTCTTTCAACTCCTGGAACGATCACAATTTCTGGCATAATAACTCTTACAACAGGATCATTTGTTAAACTTGGAACAGGAACTGCTGTTTTATCTGCAGCAAATTCTTTAACAGGATCCGTTAGTGTTCAAAGTGGTGCTTTGCAAGTTAGCAATGCTGGAGCTCTCGGGACAGCAGCAATAAGTGTTCTTTCAAATGCACAACTTGAATTGGCAGGAGCAATAACATTTGCAAGGCCAATTTCAATTGCTGGGACAGGAACTTTGACAGAAGGTGCACTTGTCAATCGGTCTGGCAACAACACCATGTCAGGAGCCATAACACTTACTGCAGATGCTGAAATTCATCCTGCTCTTGGAGTACTAACAATTACAGGAGCTATTGGCGGCGCAACAAGAAGCATTCTTTTTGGCGGAGCAGGAACAACAACACTATCGACAGGAGCAATTATAACTCTTACGACAGGGACTCTGACAAAACAGGATTCAGGGATTTTGAATCTTGGAAATCTGGCTCACAGCTACACAGGACAAACTAACATAGCTGGCGGCACACTTACAAGGGTCGTTACAAGTGGCGCGACGACTGCGACAGGGACTTTTACCTCTACGACGCTTGTTGTGGCTTTTACAGCCATTCCTGCCATCGGGTCAACATGGCGATTTTTCCCTGGAGAAACAGCCAACTCCTATGCAACTGTATCACTAACTGGTGCCGCAGGAAGAACTGGAGTTTACAACTCAGCAAATTCAACTTTAACAATAAGCTAATGAACGTGTCAGATTTCACCGAAACAGTAACATACGCATCAAGCCAGAGTGATCGCTGGATGTTTGTGGCTCTGTTGGTTATAGGGATAGTTTTTATTATGCTCATGGCAAAATTCTTCATGAAAAGATTCGACGATCTTCAGATGAGAATAGACAATCAACAGCTAAAATTTGAAAAGCAGAACTATGATTTTGTTGAGCACTTAAAACAAAACAACAAAGAAATGCTTGAAGTTATTTCTACTGCACATTCAACTATATCAAGAAACACAATCGTTATGGAGCGACTTGAAAAAAGACTCGACTTGTTATGAACAAAAAAATAGCATCAGCCATTATTATATTATTTTCAATTCTGCTGGCAGCATTCTTGACGAGCTGCACAACACTCGGAATATCTTTTGAAACAGAATACGGAAGATTCACATATGAACTCCCAGAACCAAAAGGAACCAAAAAATGAAAACAAACTGGAAAACAACAGCACTCGGAATCGTAACAATTTTGACAAGTCTTGGCACATTGGCAAAATCATTTCTTGAAGAAGGACACATTGGCGATCTTTCAACTCACATTGCAGCCATCACAGCAGGCATTGGATTGGTGTTCGCTAAAGACTATAAAAACTGAATATGGTTCTTCCAAGCTCCAGACCAAAGCAGAAAGATTCTGTGACGAGGAATGCTCTGAAAAAAGCAGGCATTGATTCTGGAGTTGCCATCATTGGTATTCGAGGATACTACCTTGACACAATGGGCGAGTCTGGAAAGAATGATCGTGGAATTTATGACGATGCGATAATTGTTGTGTCTGAGAATGTGCATGCATCATTCAATGCCAACACAGACCCAAGCATATTCAAAAAAGGAATTGCATCTCTGAATCCAGGATTGCATTTATATAAAAAAGGAAATCATGGGATCAGTCGTGGCACTGGTTATCCTGCTCTCCGACCAGCAACAAAAGACGAAGCTCTTCCTGTGGCTCGCGATGGGAAAGGTGACTCATTTGGCATTGCAATAAACATCCACAAAGGAGGCTACAAAACAACCTCCAGTGAAGGTTGCCAGACAATTTATCCAGACCAATGGGAAGGATTCATTAATCTTGTATATTGTGAGATGGATAGGTTCGGACAGAAAACAATTCCTTACCTTCTTGTAGAAAATAAATAATAATCTTTTCATTAACAAAAAACCAATAATAATAATGCCATGATAGATCTTGGGAAAAAAATCGAAAATTTAGGAATGGGAATGATGGAAGTGGAGGATGAAGCTCCTTCGAAAAATAAATCTGTTAGCTATCCTGTCCTTTATCTAAACGACATATCTGGCCTAGGAGAAGCTCCTGATGTTGGAACAGAAGGTGTCGCGAAAATTAAATATCGCGTCGTTTCTAAAAATGAAAGCGAGCGCGAAAATCAAGAAGGCAACATCAAAGAATCTTACGCTGTAGACATTGATGTTATGGGAATAGACTTTGGATCATCAAAAGAAGATTCATCTGGCGAAGACGAGATCGAAAAAGGTCTGTCTGAATCAGAAAAACAAATGGAAGACGAGGATTAATTATGGACGAAGAACAAATCACAATCACAATGCCAATGGCAACATTTCAGATGGCAAAAGAATTCATAGCTCAACTTGGTTCTGCGCTCGATGGTGCAGAATCAAAAATCAAAGCTGACATGAAAGGTGCAAAAGCAGCTGAGAAAATGAAAGGTCTTGGTCTGGGTGCTGAAGCTCCTGGCCTTGAAGGATTCGGACAAGAATTGTCTGGAATGTCTGATTCGCGTCTTGGAATGTAATTTTCAAAATGTTCGTATCTGAGATACTTGATGATGTCATCGAAATTCTTGGGAGGTGCGATCGTGAAAAAGCACTCAAGCGTCTTACTGATGCAGTAAGAGCACTCCAAGATGAAGGCGACTGGAATGCAAACATTGGCGTCCTTGACATAAGGACATTTAATGATGGTAGCACAGTCACGCTCCCTAGGGAAGTTGAAACTCCTTTGGCAGTTACGATTGATGGCATTCCAGTTTTTGGGAGAGATGAATATTTCAGATTCCATCTCAATGGCGATGGATTGACAGACGAACGCACTGTTCCTTGGGTCTGGGACGACATTGGAGTTGTCCCAACAACCATGGACATAAAAATTCCTGGGCCAATTATCGCAAGATGCGATTTAAGGTCTGATGAAAATCTCATTGCAAGAATAATTGGATTTGATGAATTCGGAAACAATTTAACTGAACAAAACGAGGTAGGTGAGTGGGTTGATGGGATTTTTGTTCCATTTGTTTTTGCCACTGGACTTCCAACTGCAAGGCCAATAACAAGGCGGCAGGCTAGGATATTTAAAACATCTGTGATGAAATATTTTAGCTCAGTTGAAGATCACAAGTTGATAACTGGAGTTAGAATGCAAGCCAATGCAGGCTCAGGTCTATTTCCTCAGCCACTAAACAATGGATTTTATTATTACATCCGAGCAACTGATCCAAATTCAGTAACGATTCACGACACAAGACTTGATGCTCAGCTGAATCAAAGTCCAATTGAAATAACAAGACTTTCATCAACTTCGTCAATAAACCTTGTTGATGAAAGATCTGTTACTGCAAGAACAATGGTTAGAACAATTGGCGCCAATGGCCTTGTTGACTATGATGGTGTTTCATTCGGAGCAGCAACATATCCTCCTGAGATAAACTCATCTGATATTTTTTACATAAAAACTTCTGGCACTGAGAATTTTAACATATACAAAGAACTTCAAGATGCAAAACTTGATTCAGGTCCTGTGAATGTTACCAATCCAGGAGTAGATCTCAAGTTGAGACAATTGTTAAGTCTTTCTCCTGTCACAACTCTTAATTTCTCCATTGCTCATAATTTTATAACAGGAGATTCTATAACCATAAAGAACTCTGGAGGAGATTTGCCAGCACCACTTGTCGAAAACACGACATATTATGTAAGAAAGATCGATGACTACAAAATAACAATTCACGGGACGATAGCAGACTCGACAGCAAATACAAATTCGATAGTTATGACGACGCTTGGTTCTGGGATAAATATTGTTTCAAAAATTATTCCAATATCAGCAGTAACACTTGGTTCTGCAGCAAATATAACGACAAGTGTTCCACACAATTTGAGCAATCCTTCTGGATCAGGAGCCACAGGAACTGCGACGCTTACAAATTTAACACTAACTTCAATCGGAATAACAAATGCTGGCTCTGGATATCAAGTTTCGCCACTTGTGCGCATAACTGGAGGAGGAGGGACAGGAGCTTCTGCATCTGCTACAGTTTCTGGCGGGAAAATTGTTGCAGTTAATATCATAACAGGTGGCACAGGCTACACAACAGTTCCAGTAATTCAGTTCGAGCCAGCAAGCGGAAGTTTTGTGCAATTTCAAACAACGGGAACTCTTCCTGCACCACTAACTTCCGACACAGTTTATAGAGCAGAAGCTGCAGTTGGTGCTCCAATGACAGCAACAACATTTACTGTCAGTTCATCAATCCCAGAACCAATATCAATAACATCAACAGGAGCAGGTTCACTTTTTCTATTAATTAACAGATCATTTTCTGTTGGATTTACACAAGAGTGGCAACTAAAAACAAGCCAATTTGTAACAGGTTCTGCAATAAGAATATTCACCACAGGAGCAGTTCCTGTCACATCGCCACAGATTGATCTTCAGAATTTTTTCTATTTAAGGAAACTTGGCGAAACCAGGATTCAACTTTTCCAGACATATGCACAATCGATAGCAACCAGCTCAACGACAGGGATAATAGTGCCAATATCTCTTGGCATTGGAGAACTTTATGCATTTACAGAAAGGACTGCTCAAATTATTCCCAGAGATAATCAACTTGACATAGAGTTTTCTGCATTTTTAGGAAACCTTGTCCCTGCAACATTTACAACGACAGGAATACTACCACAACCTTTAATTCCAGGAGCACAGTTTAAGGTGTCTGTTGTGAATGACCAGATAGAAGTTTATACAACTTCAAATACACAAATTCAGTTTTCTGGAATTGGAAGCGGGAGCCACAAGCTAAGAGTTGCAAGAGAGCTGGCTGTTGATGCTGCGACAACGCTGGATTTAAATAATCAGTCTTATTCAATTGGTGATGAAGTAACAATTGAATCAGAAGGAGACTCGCCAGATCCTCTTTTGCCAGATGAACCATATTTTGTAAGACCGATAACTTCTGAAACAATTGAACTTTATGGAAGCAAAGTTCAATCTGAAAACATAGCATCTGAAGTTGGGAGAGTGACATATTTTTCAACTGGAACAGGCACCCATAGAATATACAAGCAAGTGCCAGTTGTGAATGTTTTACAAATAACTCAAGTTCAAGTCCCAGTTTCAGATGGATTCAAAAGATTGTATGCTTGGGACACAGGAAGGCCAGACAATATTGCATTCCTTGGAAATATACCATCATTTGAAACAAACCCACTTTACAGGAGAATTCAGATAAGAGAAAATGCAAAGTGGATCAGAATGAAATATCGCCGTAGGAGTTATAATCTCATAACTGAATACGATTTTATAAACCTCGACTCAAAAATGGCAATTTTGATGATGGTTCAATCGCAAGAACTTCTAATGAGAAAGTTTGCTGATGAGTCTGAAAGATATAGGCAAATTTCTGTTGAATATTTAAACAAAAGAAACAGAGCAATTGATGGTGCTAGGGTTTATCCTATGCAGGTTAATGCCGACATAATGTCAAATCCAGACGATCTTTTGATATAAAATGCAGTCACCAAATATATCTGCTGGAAGACTTGTAAGTGTTGATGCTGGTTGGACAGCTGGCATGAATACTGTCCGCCATCCTTGGCTATTAAGACCAGACCAATATCGACGAGCAGTAAATGTTGTCAATCGTGGTGGCGTTGCACAGACACGTCCAGGATTTGCTCACCAACTAACTCTGCCAGCAGGAAATCTTCAAGGTCTTTGCCATTTTATATCTACAAAAAATTCAGACTCTGAAACTGACTATCTTGTTTTTGCTGTTAATGGATCAATCTATGCAGCACCATTCCCCCTAGCACAACCTAAAGACTGGGATTTTTTTAAAATTCAGAATTTGAGCTTCGATAAAAATGTCGAAATGATTTATTTTTGCGTTGCAGAGAAAACTGTGACAACTCTCGCAAATCAAACAATACAACTTGTTCCGAGCTACAATGTTTTGATGATCCAGGATGGGCTGAATGATGCA